TCTTACGGCTCTATCGTGTCGTCAGCCTATGGCTCTAACAATCCTCTTAGCGGAATGCCCGCTTACGTTAGAGTTAATAAAATTAGCTTTGATGAAGGCGCATGGCTTGGAAGCCAGACAAAACCGTATGAGTCTAGTGGGCAGGGGGTTAAGAACCTCCAATTAAAAATCACACCAGAGAGGTTCTTGGGTAATCAGGAGCTTTTGAGTGGCTTGGACAGGCTCAGAGAGGGCGTTGACAGCGGTGCTGACGCATGGTCAGACCTTCGCAGCCAATCATATAGCATGCTTTTGGGCAAAGTAGCGGAAGCCTTTGACATTAAAAAGGAAGACCCCGCCATGCTTGACAGCTATGGCAAGGGCGTAGGAGAACAGCTTCTTTTAGCCCGCAGACTTGTAGAGGCTGGCACAAAGTTTGTCACCGTTCAGTATGGTGGATGGGACATGCATGGTAACATTTCACAGGCTCTCAAAGGCAGAGTTCCACCTATTGACAAAGCTTTATCAGCATTTATCAATGACATATATGCCAAAGGCATGAATAAAGATGTTCTGCTAGTAGTAACTGGAGAGTTTGGCCGCACGTATAAGATAAATGGAAATGGTGGGCGCGACCACTGGCCCAGACTTTCTCCACTCATGTTAGCCGGTGGAGACTTTCCAACCGGTCGATTTATTGGTGAGTCTACCAGTAAGGCAGAAGAACCAAAAACAGACCCAATTAATCCACAAAATGTTACGGCCACCTTGCTTAAACATTTTGGTATAGACCAGCACACACAAAGACTTGATATGTCTGGTCGTCCTAGATATTTTATAGAAACAAATACGGAATCGGTTTTGTAATTCTTTGGAGGGTTCCTTAACAAGGGAGGATTTCTATGGTTGCATACTTTGAAAGGGGTGCAACATGCAACGTAGGCAATTCTTATATACCAGTTTGGCCAGTTTTTATGGCCTTAAAGCTTATGGACAAGAGGAATTATCAGAGAGCAGTTGCTCGTTCAGATGTGGAAATGTAGAACATCTGCAACGAAAAAATGCAAATAAATGGGGCAAAAAACATTTAAAGTATTTCTTTTTAAATAGAGACACAGAAGAATTGGCCCTGTCAAGCTGGGATTTACAGTTTAAGCTAGCTTTTAAATCTTGGTCTGATATTTGTGGCATGACTTTTAATCAAGTTGATAATATTTTTGATTGCGATATTGTTTTTAGCGTTGGAAATAAACCATCAGAAGGCTTTGGTGAACCCGGAGACGTTTTAGCTTGGGCAGAACTACCCAGAAGCAAAAAGTTTAGTGGGCTTCTCCTGTCAAAATTTGATGTTGCCGAAAAGTGGACACTAAAGAAAGAGGATAACAGTTTTGTTTTGCGGGCTGTGGCTGCTCACGAAATAGGACACCTTTTAGGTCTAAGACATTCCGCAGACAAATCGGCGTTGATGTATCCTTACTATAATCCCAACACAGTAACGCCACAAAAAGACGATATTTCAAGAATTAGAAAACTATACGGAAAATAATAATGCCATCTCCAAGAAAATTTGTGTACGAAGACCCCAAAACTGGTGAGCTTTTTTATTATTCCAGAAAAGGGCCGTATAAAAAGAATGGAAGACCCCTATTGTTTAAGGGTAAGGGTGACACATTAAATATGTCAGACCATATTTTGAACAGGACTGTTGAATCTTATGCTGACAAAAAGGCTGGGTATCCACCCAATTGCAATGAAGGGTACGTGGAAAAAGACGGAAAGTGTGTTCCCATAGAAGACAACGAATAACAAACAGTTGCGAAAATAAATAGGTCGCATAAACTCTCAGGGGGGTTTTTGTGGCCTTTTTTTATGTATCAGGTTATCTGGCCCGCTTCATAATTATTGTTGACAATAGTAAAGCCTTGTCGATACAATGTAGTGACCCCACTTAGGAAGGAAGAACAAATGAATTCAAGTGACATGTTAGACTGTAAATTCTGGAGAGACGTGTTTTGTGAAACAGAGTTTCGCACAGGTGAAACATTGCCAGAAGGCGGTCTGGTTTATATTAACATTGAACACATAAAAGACTTTTTTGAGAAATGCAAACAAACTGACAGAAAATATACAGTAGTAAGTGGTTACACCGATTTTGGGCTAGCAAAACAAAAAGAGCATCCTGTTGGCATGGATATGATGAAGTGGATTCCGTTCGTTTCTAACGAGATAGAACAAGCAGGATATACGGATTTATTTATTCCGGCTAGGTGCGATAAAGAACAGTGCGATTCTAATGATACTTATTCAGTAAAGTGCTATTCCTTTACACTTTCAACTTTTAATGAAATTCCTTCTAATATTGAAAAGTGGTATTTAGTAAATCCGATGCTGGAGCATGACAGGGTTGTGGGGATTCCTATGGGCGTAGGAGAAGGCGACACTGAGCTAATATCACAAGTCAAAAATGAAGAAATCAAAAAAGACAGCCTTCTTTATGTAAATTGGCAAACCTATACAAATGAAAGAGTTCATCTTAAACGCCATTTTGTAGACTCAAACTTTCCTTGGGCAACCGCACAAGAGCAACCCAGCCTACCCAAAGACGAATACTTAAGAGAGATGGCTAGGCACGAATTTGTTCTTTGCCCAGAGGGGAACGGGGTGGACTGTCATCGAATATGGGAGGCTTTATACTTGGGTTGCACCCCAATAGTATTGGAAAGCAAGACCACCTCTTATTTTGAAGGCTTGCCTGTAATAAGAATAAACTCTCTATATTACATCACAGAAGAAATTCTTATGGAAATTTTGGAAAAGACAAAAGATATAAATAAAAATTATGAGAAGGCAAGCATTTCTTACTGGGCACAAAGGATTAAGGGCTGAATGGATATAAATATAATAGCACCAATAAACAGCTTAGGGTATGGTGTAGTAGGGGCTAATGTGACGAAACACCTGTCTAAAATTGCAAATGTTGCCCTGTGGCCCATCGGAAACCCTGAAGCCTCCGTAGAGGATACTGCTGTACTGCGAGAGTGCGTGTCTAAGGCGGGTTTGCCTAACTTCTCTGCTCCATGTGTGAGAATTTGGCATCAGCACGATATGAGCCAATTTGTAGGAAGGGGGATGAGGGTAGGATTTCCTATTTTTGAGCTTGACCAGTTTACCCCAGTCGAAACACACCATCTTAAAAGCCTAGATAAAATTTTTGTTTGCTCATCTTGGGCCAAGAAAATAGTTGTTGACGCTGTAGAAAAGAGTCACCACAGAGTTTCTGTCATACCTTTAGGAGTAGACCGGAATATATTTCCTGAAACAGATTCAAACCGAACAGAAACCGTTTTTCTAAATGTTGGAAAGTGGGAAATTAGAAAAGGGCATGACGTATTAGTTGAAGCGTTCAATCAAGCCTTTAATGAAGATGACGATGTAGAACTGTGGATGATGTGCCACAATCCTTTCTATGATGTAGAAGGAAACAGGGAGTGGCAGACCCTATATAAAAACTCTAAGCTGGGAGATAAGATTAGAATAATTCCCAGACAACAAACACAAAAAGAGGTGTATAATATTATGGCGCAGTCTGACTGCGGTATCTTTCCTAGTCGTGCAGAGGGGTGGAATTTAGAAGCTCTTGAAATGATGTCATGTGGGAAACAGGTTATTGCCACAAATTATTCCGCCCACACAGAATTTTGTAACGGCTCCAATTCCCTTCTAGTTGACATCGACTCCACGGAAGATGCGTTTGATGGAAAATGGTTTAAAGGTCAGGGAAAATGGGCGAAGATTGACGATAAGCAAATTTCAGATATATCAAATCATATGAGAGAGATATATGAGCAAAAAGGGGCGGGAAAAGACCTAATAAATAAAGAGGGGATAAGCACCGCTGAAAAATTTTCTTGGGAAAATACAGCAAGCGAAATAGTCTCTAGTCTAACTCTCGGATAGGAGCAAGCCGGTTGTCACTAAGATATAAAGTTATAGTTAATTTGGGCATCGTAGCCCACAATCTAGAAGATGACAACCCCGTCAACTTTAAAATACTAACAGTAGGAAAGGGTGGCGTCCCCAAATTGGTTCTCTATGATGACCAAAAAGTAGAAGATGTCCTAAGCCGGATTGTTAAGAAATATCTAGAAACCCACCCAGAATGGCCCGAAAAACACTTTTGCTCTGTGGTCAACAGTAAGGGGTCTATCTATTTAAATTATATTACCATTATTCCTGATAACATAAAAAATAAATCTGGAAGCTGGGTAACAATGTTTAATGTTCTAGGCAAAGAAGAGCAAATAGACTTTAATTACAGTGAAATTATAAAACATATCAATTTGGCATTGACTGGAAGATAAAATGTCAGAAGAAAATCAGAACGCAGAAATAAAAGAAGAGGAAAGAAACTCCTTTATAAAGTTTTCAGTTGACAATTCAGGAGAAATATACTGCGACTGTGAATTTGATGAAGAGCATTGTAGCATAGATAATTTTGCAGACATGTTTGCTCAAATTTTTTCCGGCGAACTTGGGAATGGAACATTCTTCTTTTTAACGAATCAACTAATGGAGCAGGACAGGGAAGAAACGGCAGTGGTTCTGGCTGCTCTACTGAAAAATAAGCTTGATATAAAGATATATGATAAATCTGCACACGAAGTAGTAGTAAAGCCTACGGATTTAGCAAAAAGAATAAATATGCCTAGAGAGTGACCACGAATATAAAGGAGTTTTATTATGCCTCCAGAAAAAAGAAAAATAGCGTGGGAAAAATGGGAAGCCAAAGAACCAGAAGCTATTGAAGAAACGTATACAGAAGAACCTATAGATGAGGCGACAAACGACGCTCTGTCTCAGGCGAGCATTCTTTTTCAGGGGGCTGACCTTGGAATGAATCCATTCAGCATGATTTCAACGCCAATTGGCTTTTTTCATAGCGAAGACGTTAATCGTCCAGACCAACAATTTGACTGTTGGCTTGGGTATACAAACTTTGAAATTACAAACAGTATCAAATCGGAAATAGAAAAAGTGGAAGGCATAGAGCTTTTATCCATTCTAAGTCGATACAGATTTTTTGTTGGCACCGGAAAACTATTTACATTTAATGGCTGGGATGGCATTAGAATCAAAATTGAAAGCACTTTAACTGGAGTCGCAGAGGAAGAAGATGGTAGAATTTGCGAGGAAACGCACGAAATAATAGAAACAATAAAAACGCAAGTTCAACTAGACAAGTATTGGGCCATTTTTGTTTTTCCTAATGGGGAATACGATTATGTTAGCTCTAAAAATATGGACGAAGATTTTATCAAAAAGCTTTCTGTATTTAAGCTTGCTAGAGATTTTTCGGGAGGGATTATCGTAAGTTCGGAGGAACAAAATGAGCAAAGCAAAGGACAAGGAGTTTGAAGAAGCCCTAAAGGACGAAGACAACATAAAAATAATAAATCACGTTTGCAAGAAATACATAAGTAGAATATCCGCAGAAGACCTGCACAGGTGTAAGCTTGTTGCCCTGTGGGATGCCCTAAGAAATTTTGACCCGGAGAGAAAAGTAAAATTTACATCCTTTTTGTATAATTGTATCGACTGGGAATGTAAAAGGCAGCTATCCGAGTACAAAAAAGCTAAAAGAGTCTCTACCAACCTTTCTGTAGACGGAGACTGTGAAGATATAAATATCTGCGAAACGCTGGATTGGATTGACTCACTTCCAGAAAAGCTGGCTATGGCAATAAAACAGAAGTTTGTGTATGGATATACAGTACAAGAAATTGCTGAAAAAAATAATTATAGCCGGGAAACGGCTAGACAGTACGTTCAAAAAGGCATAGAGAAACTAAAAAAAAGACACGGTTAATTTAAAAACCGTGTATAATATACTAGGAATTGGAATTGATTATAGGAAAAATGGGACTATAGCTGGCCATTTATCAATACGAGGTAATAAAAATGGCACTTCCTTATCGAGCAGTTACAAGCGGCAATGAAAAGGTAGACGGTGGAACCATTCTTCACGGTGGAACTATCTCTTCTTCAAAATGGACTGGCAAAACTCTCAGAGATTTTGCTGAAGATAGTGGTTGGTCTATGGGCTATGGCGCGAAGGTTCTCGCCATAACTGGCGCTGGTTCGGCAACTGGTGTTCAGACGGCTAAGGGTTCAGGTACGCTGGCATATCAGCCCACTCCCGAAGACCCTCAGTTTTTAATCAGAGGCTATAGCACTACGATTAACAACATCACAACTTCCATGCTTAGAATTGTTGGTTCTGATACTCAGTGGCGACAGTCTGACAAGAGAGGCCGTCAAAAAGCGTATGGCTCCAAGACTATCACGGCGCTTACCGATGGTGCTTGGGACGCAACTGGTATTTCTGCACAGAGAAGCAACTGGAACAGTTCCGCTTCTTCCAGCGTTACCAGCGGCGTTGTGGCCACCCTTAGCGACACCTTTAAGCTCACTACAAACAACGGCAGTAATTCTAGCGACGATGCGATTTGCAATGTTCGCAGTTCAACTGGTGCTGACCGTGGTGAATTGGTTTACATGTTTGGGGCAAAGCTTCCTAAGCAAGATGACTACAAACAGAAAACGGGCTAACGCCTTTTATTTGGGGGGGTGCGCGGGCGCAAGCCCGCCCCCTCTTTTTTTTATAAATATAAATGAGATAAAATGCCTGAGTCTATCCTAGAAGTTCCCGTATTAGCTGCGATTGTTGCAATCGTAATAGTGTTGGGAAAAATTATTGAAGTATTAATTGTAAAATCTATGCCTAAAAAATCCGTCTTAACCGACGAAGAAAGGGATTGGATGAGAAGCGCACATGAAATACTAGAAAAATGTGATTCAGACGGCACACCATTAGCATATATTCCACGAAGCTGGGCTGAAATACAAAAAGATATGCAGGGTGTAATGATACAAATAGTTGGCGACCAGAGACGGATAGCAGATATTTTGGAACGAATAGATAAGAAATTAGATAACTAAACTGAAGGAATGGGAAGGTTTACAATGAAAAATAAGTTTCTGGCAGTAGCCATGCTCTTAGGTCTTTTTATGCAAGTCTCTGTTGCAAAGGCCAACGACCTTTATGAACACCTACAAAAGGTTTCTGTTACCATCAAAGCTAGCTATAGCGAAGGCTCTGGAGTTCTCATAACCAGAGAAGTAAAAACTGGCCCCAACGCAACTGAGAAAATTAATTTTGTATGGACTGCTGGACATGTCATAGATAGCTTGCGCTCTGTTAGGACTGTAATTGTAAACGGTCAGCAAAAAAGAATAGTTGAATTCAAAGATGCTCAAATAGTAAAAGAACTAACAGAGAATGGTCGCAGGGTTGGCGAATTGAAAATGGACGCCAAAGTAATAAAATACAGCGATGCTGACAATGGAGAAGACTTAGCCTTGCTGATGGTAAGAAAAAGAAGCTTTATTGACGTAGACACCCAATTCTTCCTAGAAGGCGATAAAATTACTCCAATCGGCACAGAACTGTATCATGTTGGCTCTCTACTCGGACAGCAGGGGGCTAACTCCATGACTCGCGGAATCATGTCCAAGGTTGGCAGAGTGCTTAATCTTGGCAGCAGCGGGGGTATTGTGTTTGACCAAACAACAGTAACAGCATTTCCGGGTTCTAGTGGTGGCGGTGTGTTCTTGTCCGAACGCTCTGGCGACGACACCGGTAAATATGTAGGCATGCTCGTTAGGGGGGCAGGCGAAGGCTTTAATTTTATTGTGCCTGTAAGAAGGATGCATTCGTGGGCAGAAAAGAATAGCGTTTTATGGGCCTTAGACACGAACGAAGACGTTCCCAGTTTGAGCGATATAACATCGCTTCCTATTGAAGGAGTAGCAGAGAAGAAAGACGAAAAGGGTGAGGAAAAAAGTGTGGAAGGCGAGATAAATGAATTTCCGTTTCTTATTAGAATTAGTCCTAAGTAACACTTTTAGGGGGGGCATTAAAATGTCGAAAATTTTAGATTTACTTAAAAGAAAGCCTTTGTTGGCTGTCGGTTTAGCAGTTGGTGTATACTTCCTTGGCATCTCTAGAGGATGGTGGGTAGGTATTTTTTAAATAGGTAATTAAAAATGGCAGAACAGGAAACTTGGCATGACAGAGTTGCCAAAATAGAAAAAGAAGAAGAAAAAAAGGCAAGAGCAAAAGAGAAGGAAGACAAGCCTAAAGGCTGGGATAAGAGGAAGGAAAAGCTCAAAGAAAAGTTTGAGATTTTGCAGAACAAGCCTCGCCCCCTTAAAGAGCTTTTGTTAGCCTTGGCTCACGCCCTAAAGTGGCTGGCGATAGCATCAGCCGTAGTTGTAGTCCTGTGGAAATTTATCATCCCCTTGTTTTAAGATAATAATATGGACTGGCAAAAACTACACGACGAGGCGGTATTGGTTGACCTTCATAGTCACCCCTCTCTCAAATCCTCTATGTTTCATAGAAACCTAGACGGGAAGAAAACAAGGCTTCTCTCTAGACTCTTCAAATCCTCTTTTTGGCCCTTCAGCGAAAGAATCACATTTCCTAAGCTAGAAGAGGGCGGGGTAGATGTTCTTCTCTCTACAGCCTATGTTTTAGAGCAAGGATGGATAGATGATATAAAGCTAATTAAATTTTTACTGTGGCTATTCTCAGGTGTCAGAAAAGAGATAGTAGACCCCACATATTTTGATGTTACTAACATGATGCTCGATAATATGGAAGATGAGGTTGCTTTATATAACGCCGCAATTGACATGGCTAGTTCGGATGACAGGCGTGTAAGAATGGTAAAATCAGTAGAAGAATTGTTGCAGGGGATAGCCGCAAATGAAACATGCATTGTTCATTCCATAGAAGGCGCTCACAGTCTCCAAGGAATTGAATCTGGTAAAACCCTTGACGATGAAATAGCGTCTGACAGAGAAGCTATCGGAGTAGAGATTCTGAATAATCTAGAACATTTCTACAACAGGGGCGTTGCCTATTTGGGATTGGCCCATTTTTATCCCAATCAATGTGCTTATCCAGTATTTCCCTATCCAGAATATGGCCTTAAGCACATACCTAAAAATGCTTTAGGGAGATGGGATTCTACACTGGGCTTAACTACAATTGGAGAAGCTGTAGTAGAAAAGATGTTAGAGCTAGGCATGATTGTTGATGTCACCCACTGTACACCAAGAGCTAGGGCTAGGATTTATGAGATAGCAGAACATCACAATAAACACTCCTGCATCATGGCAACACATACCGGGGTATATGAAATAAATAGAGATTTATACAATTTAGAAGATTGGGAAATCAAGTGGATAAGCGACAACGGTGGGGTAATTGGCGTCATTTTTATGAATTATTGGCTTTCTCCAATTGACACCAAGCTTGGGCTGAAATATCTCTTGCAAACAATCGAACATGTGATTAATATAGGTGGAGAGGATGTGATAGGCATAGGGACAGACTTTGACGGATTTACAGACCCGCCAGATGAAATTGTCGATGCGTCACAGCTTCCCCGTTTTACAAAGTCCTTGGCTTCTGAATTTAAATCAGTTACAGAAAGAAAGTATTCGGACGCAACCATCAAAAAGATATTGGGTGGAAATGCGATGCGAGTCTTGACAGAGGGCTGGGGTAAAAAATCGTAGTTTTGTTTTTTAACTAAGGAGAAGTACTATGGGCATTAAGCTTAGTGCGCTTGTTAAGTCGCGCAGGTTTTGGATTGGCATTGCTGGTGTCGTTATTGTGTGTGCAGACGCACTTTTTGGCGAAGGCACGGTAAATCCAGAGGTGGTAACAAATGTTACTCTTCTCGCCGCCGCATGGATTGTTGGCGACAGCCTTAGAGTTACTGAATAGTTTAGTACGTTTTAAAAGGATTTTATTCTGCCTATAAGCAGAAAGCCCCTCCCGGCGTTGTAACCGGGGGGGGTCATGGACGTTTTTAATACTAATAATAAAAAATATTTTTAATCTAGGCTTGACAAGGCCAAACCTGTGCTTTATAGTAATGTGAGAAAATGGGGAAGACGATAAGAAAGAAGAGCAAGCGAGACAAGAAGAAGCTCAAGAAAAAAAACAGAGAACGAAAGCAGCACAAATATGGCGGGCCGTCCTACGTGGGATGATTACTTTATTGGCCTAGCATACCACGCATCTCTTAGAAGCCACGATTCGCAAACTCAAGTGGGATGTGTAATTGTGAGCGACAACAAGACGATAGGCATGGGGTATAATGGATTCTGCTCTAACGTAGAAGACGAAAGCCTTCCCACTACTCGCCCCCAAAAATATGCCTATATTGTTCACGCAGAACAAAACGCCGTCAGCAATATCATCATTAAGCCTCCCCACTCTAAAATCTACATCACCCACTCTCCTTGCGCTGTCTGTGCAAAATTACTATGGCAAGCTGGAGTCAGAGAATGGATTCTCCCCAAGGGGGCTTTGGTCAACGGCCACTCTAATGATGACTCTCTTATATTGTCTCATCTTATAGAAAATGGATTAAAAGTAAAATATATTGAACCAAACCTGTCTTACCTAACAAAAATCATCTAAGCAGAATTTGCTACAGTGTATAATTTGTTGTTGGGACTAAGAAATTTAGCAATAAGGAAAAGACGACAAGATGTCTTTAAGAGAACTCCAAGAATATAGCTTTGTTTCTAAATATGCTAGATGGATTCCAGAGAAAAAAAGGAGAGAGACTTGGAGAGAATCTGTAGATAGGGTTAAGGGTATGATGCACGAAAAGTATCCCGACCTTAACGGTGATATTTCTTGGGCGTATGACATGATGTATAAAAAAAGGGTCTTGGGTTCACAGAGGGCGCTTCAGTTTGGCGGGCCTCCTATCTTTAAACATAATGCAAGAATTTATAATTGCATATCTTCCTATTGTGACCGACTCAGATTTTTCCAAGAGTGCATGTATTTGCTTCTTTGTGGATGTGGAACTGGATTTTCTGTGCAAAAACATCATATTGCAAAACTACCGCCTTTAGTAAAAAACAAGAGGGGCACAAAGAAATTTACAATACCTGACAGTATAGAGGGGTGGTCAGATTCAGTTGGGGTTTTGATTACAAGTTATTTTGAACAGGATGAGTTGTTTGCAGAATATGTGGGAAAGAATGTTGTGTTTGATTTTTCTGAGATTAGACCGGCAGGAGCATACCTAAGTTCTAGCTCTGGCAAGGCTCCCGGCCCAGAACCTTTAAAAAAAGCCCTATCCAATATCAAGAAAATATTAGACAAGTCTCTAAAAAATGCAGAATTTGCTGATAAAAAAACAAGAAGGCTCACCCCCATAGAAGCATATGATATTATAATGCATAGTGCGGACGCTGTGATTTCTGGTGGTGTGAGAAGAAGCGCTACGATTTGTCTCTTTAGCCCTAGCGACGAAGAAATGTCCACGGCTAAAACAGGAAACTGGTTTCATGAAAACCCACAAAGAGGACGCTCAAACAATTCCGCCCTGTTAGTAAGAGATAAAATAACCGAAAAACAATTTCATAAATTAATGCAATCAGTACGCGAGTTTGGGGAGCCGGGGTTTGTCTGGTCAGATTCAACAGAATTAATAGTCAACCCCTGTGTGGAGATTGGAATGTATCCGGTTGACGTTGAAACAGGTGAGTCAGGATGGCAAGCCTGTAATCTTAGCACTATCAATTGTGCTAAAGTAAAAACAGAGGAAGATTTCTATGAGTCTTGTCGCGCTGCTTCAATCATAGGAACCCTTCAGGCTGGCTTTACAGAAATACCATATCTAGGAGAAGTTAGCGAACGAATTTTAAAACGAGAATCTCTCTTAGGTGTTTCGATGACTGGCATTATGGAGCAACATGAAATATGCTTAGACCCTGAAATACAAAAGAAGGGAGCCAGAGTTGTCAAGCAAACCAACAAAGACTTGGCGAAACAGGTCGGAATTAATCAGGCAGCTAGGGCTACTTGTGTCAAGCCTGAAGGAACTTCTAGTTGTGTTCTTGGTACTAGTTCTGGTATTCATCCTCATCATGCCAAGCGCTATATACGACGTGTACAGGCTAATAAGATGGAGGTCATTTACCAATACTTCCAAAAAATAAACCCAAGAGCCTGCGAGGAATCTGTTTGGTCTGCTAACGACAGCGATGATGTTATTTCCTTTTGCATAGAAGTGCGGGATGGCTCTAAGCTCAAAAACAAAACTGGAGCAATAAGCTTATTAAAACATGTAAAAAGCACACAGCAAAACTGGGTAATGATAGGAAAAACAGATTCTCTATGTACTAAGCCTTGGCTAAATCACAATGTTTCAAATACAATTAATGTGAAGCCAGAAGAATGGGAACAAGTAGAGCGCTTTATATACAAGAATAGGAAATATTTCTGTGGAATCTCCCTGTTGCCTGTTAGTGGAGACAAAGATTATCCACAGGCTCCATTTACCACAATACACCTTCCCAGCGAAATGGTGTCTCATTATGGAGATGGCGCAATGTTTGCCAGTGGGCTAATAGAAATAGCACTTGATTTATGGGAAGATAACTTGTGGGCGGCTTGCGATGCCTTAATGGGCAGGGGCAAGACAGCTAAGGGCGCAGCAAAGAAGAACTGGATTGCAAAATGCAAAAGGTTTGCTGGAAGATATTTAGATGGCAATATAAAAAAGCTAACGTATTGCATGAAAGATGTATACAACTGGAAAGAATGGGTAGACTTAAAGAGGTTATATAGACCTGTAGACTACACCAAAGTTATTGAAGAAGAAGACAACGTAAAACCGGAACAAGAAATCAGTTGTGCGGGAGGAACCTGTGACATTATATAGGAAAATTCAATGATGAACTATCTAAAATTCAATGTAAAAAGATTAACAGAAACCGCCCAGCTACCAACCCAAGCAAACAAGTCGGATGCAGGCTGGGACTTGTATGCCGATGAAAGCATGGAAATTTGGCCGGGAAATACTGTTTTAATTAGCACAGGCATTTCGCTGGAAATACCAGATGGGTATGTTGGGCTAATCTGGGACAGGTCTTCCGTTGGGGTCAAGGGCATTCATAGGCACGCAGGGGTAATAGACTCTGGGTACAGGGGAGAAGTAAAGGTTTGCTTACATAATTCCAATTACTCACATTTAGGCCGCCATTTGGCTAGACATATGAATGACTCAACAAAAGAGAATATGGGCACGTTGTTGATTTCTAAAGGAGACAGAATTGCACAAATATTATTTCAAGAAGTCCCTGTGTTTCAGTTAGAAGAAATAGAAGCACTAGGCTCAACACAAAGAGGCTCCGGGGGCTTCGGTTCATCAGGCAAATAACATATGAGAAAAAAAAGAAATTATAAAACTAACTATAAAAAGAAGAAATTAAAACCTAAAACAAAAAATCAGGCCGAATATATTAGGTCTATAGCAGAGTGCGACGTAACAATATGCACCGGCCCAGCAGGTTCTGGAAAAACCTCTGTGTCAGTGGGCATGGCTTGCGAATATTTAGTTAGCAATAAAGTAGAAAAAATAATCATAACCAGACCAGTAGTTGAAACTAGCACCAGAGGGCTAGGTTTTTTACCGGGAACATTTTCTGAAAAAATGCACCCCTACCTAGTTCCGATTTTGGACGAAATGAAACTGTATATGAGTCTTGCAGACATTTCCAAATACAGAAATTCTGGCGAAATAGAGATTTGCCCTCTAGAATACATGAGAGGAAGAAATTTTCATAATTGTTTTATGATGCTCGATGAGTCCCAGAATATCACGCATGAACAATTAAAAATGTTTTTAACTAGAATTGGTCAAAATTCTAAAGCGGTCGTCAATGGCGACACAAAACAAAGCGACCTACCAAAAAATCTTCGTGGGGCGCTAAGAGATTGCGCTAACAAACTAGAAGGTTTGGAAGGGGTGGGCGTTATTGCTTTGGACGAAACAGATATCGTTAGAAGCAATATAATATCCAAGATATTAGACAGGCTAAATTAAAAATGCCCATATATGAATACAAGTGTAAAAAATGTGACCATGAATTTGAAACAAAGCAGAACCGCAATGACGGCCCGAAAAAAAAATGCCCCTCCTGTGGAAAATTTCAGCTTTACAAAGTCATTTCTGAGCCTATAATAATAGTTAAGGGTGGTGCGTCCACGCTTGGTCAGATTTCAGAGCGCAACTCCAAAAAACTAGGAAAAACCAAGCTTCAAGAGTTACAAGCGGAGCAATCAAAAAATAAGCCAGAAGAGCCGTGGTATGCAGAAGACGCTCCTGCCACCCGCAAAGAAATAAAGAAGATGACCAAAAAGCAGAAGGCCAACTATATCTTAAAAGGCAAGAAGTAAAAATGGACGGCTCATGCCCAAGAAACCTATCCCCCCACAAAGCCATTGTTCACGTTCAAATTATTACCTCTGTTCACCCTCTAATGCGCACAGGTGAGTGTAGCGGCAATGCCATGTCTTTTGAGGAACTCAAGAAGTATGGGGTTTCCCCCAGCACCATACTCTCGGTATCTGGAATGGATATGTCAGAATGCATTAAAAAATTAAAGCCCAAGCTTGAGGAAATCAAGGAGATATTTAATGAACAAGAATGAGCCAATAGATTTTGAATCATTAAAGCCACCCACACCAACCACGACTTATTATAATAAGACAGGGGCAGAGTCTTCGTGGGACGAAAGGTCTCTGGCTAAAAAAATAGAGCATGATAGTGGAAAAACGGTTTATCTAATATCGCAATACAGAGGTCTTCTGTTTGACCCTTGGGGGCCATATCCGAATAAGGCTAGCAGTTCCACACTAAAGAAAACTTCTCAAGAGGCTTTTCGTCTGTATCTCAGATATTTAAAAACAAGAGACAGGGCATCTTTAATTTTAGCAGAAAGGAACCATAGCAATGGCTAAAGATAGAAAATCTGCCACACTCAGTAAGGCCGATAAATTTTATATAGACAATAATAGCGAGCTTAGTTTATCAGAACTGTCAAACGATATTGGCAAGACCCAAAAATTAATCAAGGAACATCTGACTACAACCCAAGCTGATTCTGGGCGAACGGTTGATAGCTTGTTAGGTAAGGGGGCAAGTGGGGCCGTTGTGATGACAGAAGCCGCCTCTAGCTTGGCCGACGCCAAAAGAGACACGTCCACAGAAAAGACACCGACTAGAGTTAGAAAGTTTATCCACAAAATCAAGGAATAAAAATGGCCCATGTTTGCACGGGGTGGGATGAGTATTTATCTAGCTATTCTATAGACAACACCATTTGGTTTGTAAAACTATCTAATGGTGAGACGGTTTACCAAGACGACGGAAGACCAGACGTAGAACCAAATAGCGCTTGGCTAAGACTAAAAGAATACTGTGCAGAAAAAAACCTGCGTATAGAAGAAATGTATTTGCAGTTTCGCTCTCACGTTGAACCTATAGGGAAGGGGCATGACGGATATTATTTTTGTAAAGGCGCTTCTGGCTTTCTATTCTCAGAAGAAACCCTACACTCATTTGTTGTAGGAACTTTATCTGGAGACACGCTGTCAATAAGACACTATAAAACACCAGAGCTAACAGTTTTGCAGACGGACACCAGAACCAAGCTTGGCAACGAAGAATGTTTGATAGAAAAACCAATTGTTCAAGGGGGGGCAGTAACTTGCCGCTTAGCAACGCCATATAAAATTGCGGCATTAAACTGGTTAGCTGATGACAAAGAACAGGACAAACAAGAGTAAGTATCAATCTCCATCAACCGGAGAATATTGCACAGCCGCCCAATACATGGCGGAACTAATGTGCTTAAGAATGGCAGAAAATAACAACGAGGGTTCTTTAGGTTTCAAGTTTTGGAACAAGGGCAAGTGGAAAAAAACTTACCAGTATCAGGTGACTCTTGCGAATAGGCTTATTAAGGAATTTGACGAGCAAAGCTTAATACAAGCTCTAAATAGCAAGCAGGGAAAATCTATTTATTCGCTGCGTAACAAAAGATTGGTTAGCTTGGCCTCCAACATTAAAAAGCCCACCATACCAGATTCCCCGAACCCACTATCAATTTCAGACACGCTGTCTAAACCAAAAAAACCCTTTGGCAAAAAAGGCAAGCTTACAGACCTAAGAAAGCTAGATGAATAAAACAAAAGACCTAACAGAAAAACAAATCATCAAAAAATATGGAGACGTTATACGGTCAGGAGCCGACGTTTTTGATGAAGCCGTAGGAATGAAAATAATCCCGGTTAGCCCTGCCATTGATTTGGCTTTAGGCGGGGGCATAAGAGAAGGTAGCTGGGTTATTTTTACCGGCTCTCCCAAAACCGGAAAAACTTCTACTGCGCTCCAGTTTGCCGCCACATGCCAGACTAAAGAATACGGAAGCCGACCCATTATCTACCTTAATTCAGAAGGCAGACTGGGTGCTTTAAATTTGGGCGGCATTCGTGGACTTGACCCCAGCAAGATAACAGTAGTAGAATCTAAAGATGAGCCACTGAGCGCAGAACAATATCTTTCTATTGCTGAAACATACATCAAGGATAAGCCTGAGTGCGTTTTAATTATAGACTCAGTATCTTCTTTGATACCAGAAAGAGAATTACTGGATGACGTAAACGGACAATTTCGTGCTGGCTTGCCAAAAATACTTGGAAACTTCACGAAGAGATTAAGCAATATTGTTCCGAGACAAAAAGCCATTGTAATAATGATTACACATTTTATTGCAAACACAACAGGCTATGGCAAAAGTAAGGTGTCTGATAGTGGGAATAAAATCCGATATCAAGTTGACACCCATATGGAAATAAAGTCCCTTAAGCCTTGGGAGGTTGGGGGCGAACAAATCGGCCAGATGATTACGTGGAAAGTTTTGTGTTCCGCTGCTGGCGGCTTTCCCGGCAGCGAAGCTGAAAGCTGGCTTAGATATGGAACAGGAATAGATAGAGTACAGGAGTTGCTATACAAAGGTCTAGAGTTTGGCTTAATAAATAGAAGTGGTGCATGGTATAATTTTGAAACAGAAGAACTGGGAGACAAGGAACTTAAATTTCAGGGCCAAGAAAAGCTATATAACTTCTTGCAAGAAAATGGCGACGTGTGTTCGGCCTTGGAATCAAAGATAAAGGAAGTAATTTGAAGGCCATAGGTTTTGATGGCAAAGAGAGGGTGTGGAATCTTTCAAAATATGTACCAAAAAATAGGTCTCACTCCAACCTTCACGGTACAGTTCGCAAACTACTAAAACAGCTATTTCCAAAATACAAAATACTAGAAGAAATTTCTTTGCCGGGAAGCTTTACCCCAACAAGAAAATCAACGCTCTATGCAGACTTCTTTATCCCCGGTGCCAACCTAATAGTAGAGGCTCATGGCAAACAGCACTATGAGTTTATTGCCTTTTATCACAAAAGAAAAGAGAGGTTCTACAAGTCAAAAGCTAGGGATAAGGATAAAATTGAGTGGTGCCACATAAACGGCTTAGACATAGCAGTACTTAAATACTCTGAAACAGAAGATGACTGGAAAAGAATCATACTCGATATCTGAACTCCAAGACTTTGTGGAGTCGCTTGAAAAATACTCAAATGACCACGGAGTCTTTACGTCTAAAATTAATTATGAGGTTGAGGGCATAATTAACTTGACGGAAAAAGAAATGAAGGAACTTACAGTGGAAGAATGTTACGAAAAATCGTACAGCCTTAGCGGATATTGTAATTATGTGCAATCAATAACGAATAGACACACGTCCATTTTAGGGTGGTGCAGTGATTCTCTAAATAAGATTGTTACAAAAGAGGCAGAGCAATTTAGTAAGTATATGAAATGGGAACAAAAGTGTCATGCGGTTGTTCAGAATAATGACTTTGCACAAAAAATATGGGACGCCAAGGTTTACGCTCAAGGACAGGTAACTTGGCTAACAGATAAAACTAGGGACATGAGAAGAATGGCAGAAACTCTACTGAATTATGCTAAAAGGAAAACTTATTCATGAGTATTAAAGATACGGCCAAGGCTCTTCTTAAAAAGGGGGTCGCGGCAGGGGATGAAGAATTAATTAATATGGCGAACGAGCTTCTAGAGTCTCTTAATCCTCCAGAGCCAAAGAATAAACCAAGTCTTGATGAAGATTACATTGCCCCATCCAAGAATGAGAATGCTCAACCCGATAGTCAGGGGAGAAGAGCAAAAACAGAATCAATAGACACAAAGAAAAGAGAAAATGAATTCGTAGACGATGGAATGGAACACAAAAATGAAATAACTCCAGACTATGTACCATCTCCCAGAGCAAGAAAATCTTTTAAAAAAGTAAAGATGATTTGTACGAGGTGTGATAAAAGTTTTGACGTACACCCCGTACACAAAAGAGAAAACTATATATGTAACTCTTGCATTAAGAAATAAATGAAAGCTCTTCAAAACGTCGCAGCAGAACGAGCAGTTCTCGCCGGATTGTGTCATTACGGCATAAGTGCCGCCGCTGACGTTGAAGGTGTCCTTGAGCCTTCATCGTTTGTGTCAGAGTCCAACCAAATAGTTTTCAAGTGTGTCTTGGAGGTTTTAAAAAATAGCGACTCAGTAGATATTTCTTCAATCTTATCTGCTGCCTCTAGCTTAAATTTTTATGAGATACTTGACACTAAGAAAGAAATCGAATTCTTAAGAGCCTTATTTAACTTCCCTATTAATCTTGAGAATGTCAGACCAAACGCAATAAAAATCAGAAAGCTTCAGCTTGGACGAGAAATACAGATAACAGCAAAACAAATACACTCAGAAGCTTCTCACATAAGTGGTGAAGAAAGTTTTGATGAAATCATTTGCTTGGCAGAGAACCCTGTCTTCAATATATCTTCCATGCTTGGCAGAGGGGAACACGACAGGCCAACAATTTTGGGAGAAGATATAGAAGAATATATAAAACATCTCATGGAGTCCCCATGTGAGATGATAGGCTTGAGCAGTGGCTTTTCCAGATATGACGCTGCCATTGGGGGCGGTTTTAGGAGAAAGGCAGTGGACTTAATAGCAGCTAGACCCAAAGTTGGAAAAAGCGTTTTTGGCGATGTGGTTGCTATGCATATTGCCAATAACTTAGATGCGCCCGTTCTAATGCTAGATACGGAAATGTCTAAAGAAGACCATCAGAATAGACTGTTGGCCAGCTTGAGTGGTGTGCCAATAAACGATATCGCCACAGGAAAATTCTCTTACGACCAGTCAAAAATGGAAAAGGTAAATCTGGCCAAAGAGAAACTAAAAGAAGCCCCATACCACTATATTAATATCTCTGGAAAACCGTTTGACCAAACCCTTTCAATTATCAGGCGGTGGATTTTAAAAGAAATAGGCTACGATGAAAATGGCCGTGTTAATGACTGCATGATAATATATGATTATCTAAAGCTGATGACTTCAGACCACCTATCAAACAACGTGGCAGAATTCCAAGCCTTGGGCTTTCAGATTACCGCCCTTCACAACTTTTGCGTAGAGTACGACTGCCCCTGTCTTGCCTTCGTCCAGCTAAACCGGGATGGAATTACAAAAGAATCTACAGATGTGGTTAGTGGCTCTGATAGATTAATTTGGCTATGCACCAGCTTCTCAATTTTTAAGGAAAAATCCATTGAGGAAAAGGCCGACCACCCAGACGCTGGCAATAGAAAGCTGGTTCCCATAGTAACTCGACATGGGCCGGGAATGGACAATATGAACTACATTAATATGTCTATGGAGGGTGAAACAGCCCGCATTAAAGAAGGGTTTACTAGAGACGAACTGTTCAAACAAAGTAGGTCTGACAGAGAAGGCTTTGAAGTTAAAGACGATGGCCCCATATTACAAGAAGATGGAAAAACAGAAGATTGACCTTTTGTGTCAACAGCTTGCCATCAAAGTGGTTGATATACTTGACTATTTTGGGGTGGACTATTCTCCAAAAGACAATTACCTACATGGCTGCTGTCCAGTCCACGGTGGAGACAACCCAACCGCATTTACGGTTTATATAGATGGCGATGATATGATGGGCAATTGGTATTGCTGGACTCATCACTGTGAGCGGGAATGTCAACCAACAATGCTAGGCTTGATTCGCGGCTTATTGGAAAGCAGAAAAGACGACAAGGTATCCTTTATGGAAGCGGTTAATTTTTCAAAAAGATTCGTAAAAGACTTGGACGAAAATCCAGATGCGCTATCTTCTGAAAAGGCAAGATTTATAAACTCGGTTCGTGGCTTCAACAAAAAAGCCCCCCAGCCAGTTTTTAATATAGGCAGAGAAGACATAAGGGAAAGGCTTACAATACCAGCGGCATACTACATAAAAAGAGGATATAGCCCAGAAACTCTAGATAGATTTGATGTTGGGTTGTGTTCTGACAAAACAAAGGCTATGAATGGAAGAGTGGTGGTTCCAGTATACGACGACAATTATCAGAAAATGGTTGGCTGTGTTGGAAGAGCTACAACCGAAAACAATAATGCAAAATGGGTTAACAGTAAGGGCTTTCATGCTGGGCACTATCTATACAACTATTGGTTTGCCCAAGAACATATCCAAAGCACAGGGGTGGCCGTGCTTGTTGAGGGACAGGGGGATGTTTGGCGACTATATGAGGCAGGAATTTTGAACTGTGTGGGCCTATTTGGTTGTAGTATAACGGACGCACAGCTAGTAAAATTAGAAAGCTCAGGAGCAATGAGCTTGGTCGTCTTGATGGACAACGACGAAGCAGGAAAAAAGGCCATAGAACAAATTACAAATAAGTGTGAAAGACTATTCAACATATATTTCCCCGAAATGGAAGAGCATAATAAGGATGTGGGAGAAATGAGCGTTGAAGATATTTCCAGAATCATTCAGCCGTTTATAGAAAGAGCAACGCAATGACACAAAAAATAATAGCATTTTCTGGAGTAAAGCAAAGTGGCAAAACCACCTGTGTTAATTTTCTACATGGATATCAACTAGTTAGACACGGGGTCATTGACGACTTTGGTATTAGCCCAGAAGGAGAGCTTTTCGTAGAAGCCACCGAAGGTGACAACAAGGGCGGTGGCATGATTGATGTGTTTAGAACCGACGAAGAGTTTGTGTCCTATGCCACCGCCAATATATGGCCCTTCATTAAATGTTACAACTTTGCTGACCCCCTAAAATATATATGCATGAATTTGTTTGGTTTAGGCTGGAACCAATGCTTTGGTTCAGATAAGGATAAAAATAGCAAAATAGACTTAAAATGGAAAGACCTGCCCCGCGCGGGGATGAAAAAGGGAAATTTAACTGCTAGAGAATTTATGCAATATTTTGGGACAAATGTATGTCGTAAGATTAAGCCAGACATTTGGACTCAGGCATGTATTAGTAGAGTGCAGTCAGAGCAGAGCGAACTGTCGGTAATTGGAGATTGTAGGTTTGAAAACGAAGTAGATGTGATTAAGAAGACTGGAGGCAAAGTGGTTAGATTAACAAGACAAGTTTCCGAAGATAGCCACTCAAGCGAAACAGCCCTAAACAAAGACAAGTTTAGCTGGGATAATTTTGATTTAATTATTGATAACCAAAACATGTCTGTTGGGGAGACTCATGAATGCCTTTTAGATAATATACAGAAATGGGGATGGTAGCAGTTTATGCTAATAACCTACATAAGAAGCTCATCTTATAACAATTATTCGTTCTGCCAGCAACAATATTACATTAATTATGTACTAGGCTATCCGTCTGTGTCGGGCAAGAAAGCCCAGATGGGAACTATAGTACACAAAGTAATGGAGTGTTTAGCTAGGTCAAATCAAACACTTAAACTTAACAAAAGAATATTTACCGACGACGTTTTGGGAAAAATAAGTGTTGGCAGTAAAAAGTTGCAATCAGATGATTTTGTTAATGAGTTGGTAGATAAAAGCTTTAATCATTATACTTCTAACTGTAAACATGAGTACAGTAAGAAGGATTATAACGATTGCAACAAATGGACTTGGATGGGTTTAGACTACAATAACGGCCAATTTGACCCAAGAAATTTAAACATAATTGCAGCCGAACCTCATTTTGATATAAAAATAGATGAGCCGTGGGCAAAATACAGCTACAGCCTCCCAGATGGCTCCAAACTGACCGGAACGCTTGCTATCAAGGGGACTATTGACCTTGTGACGGAGCCGTCCAGCGGCGTCCTAGAGGTCATAGATTGGAAAACAGGTCGCCGCATTGATTGGGCTACGGGAGAAGAAAAAGACTACGATAAACTTCTCAGTGACCCACAGCTTTTGCTGTACAATTATGCAATATCAAAGATGTTTCCAGAGTATGAACAATCCATAACGTCTATATTTTACATTAAAGACGGCGGGCCTTTTAGTTTATGCTTTGATGAATCTGACCAGAAATCGTTTCTAGAAAAACTTAGGACTAGATTTTCCCAAGTAAAGAACAACCAAAATCCTAAAATGATTTCCCGCAACCAAAGCAATTGGAAATGCACCAAGCTGTGTGATTATTTTAAGAATAACTGGCCCGGAACAGACACCAACATGTGTAAGTATATACATGAAAAGATAGAAGCTGAAGGAATTGACAAAACAACAGAAGATTGTACAAGAGAAGGCTTTAGTATAGGTTATTATGATGCCCCCGGTTAATTGGACTCCCCTTCATTCACATACGCATTACAGCCTACTTGACGGCCTTAGTCAGCCAAGTCAAGTGGCGCAAAGATGCCATGAGCTTGGCTATGACTCTTGTGCTATTACCGACCACGGAACTATTTCTGGATGTATTTCTTTTACAAAAGCCATGAAAGAAAAGAACATTAAGCCCATTCTGGGATGTGAGTTTTATTTAACTCCTGATGTAAGCATTAAAGATAAAGACAATAGAGCCTTAAGCCACTTGGTTGTTTTAGCAAAAAACAAAGAAGGCTGGAAAAAACTAATTCAGGCCACGTCAAAAAGTAACGACCCAGATAATTTTTACTTTAAACCAAGGCTCGACCTAGACACTCTTAGTAATTTTTCGGATGGAAGTTTGGTTTCCTTTAGCGGCCATTTGGGTAGCGACTTAGCCAATATCATTTTTTCTGATTGGAAGCAAGGATATAATTCCAATAGTTATGAAATGGCTAAAAGCTTTGTCGATGAAAACTGGAAGAAAAAGACCTGTGACCTAGCACGTTTATATCAAGACATATTCGGGAAAGATAATTTCTTTCTAGAGATACAGCTTATTGACCATGAAAATTCGCCAGCCTCCCGTCTTGTTGGTGAAAAACTAAGAGAAATTGGGAAAGAGCTAAAAATTCCCTGTGTGGCTACGGCTGACTCCCACTACCCCACAAAAAAGGACGCCCCTGACCAAAGGGTTTTGCTTTGTTCTGCAATGAAAACAACCTACAAGAAAGTCAAAAGAAAATTAGACGCTGGCGAAGACGTAGGGCTTTCCAGCTTTTTTAAATCCTTTAATTATCACATACCGTCGCCCGAAGAAATGTCTGCCCTACACACAGAAGAAGAGCTTAAAAATTCCACGCTAATCTCAGATATGTGCGAGGAATATGAAATCTTAGGCGCGCCTATATTGCCTCCTTTTCCTTGCCCAACAAGTCCAGCCGAACATCTTCGGCAATTGTGCAGGAATGGATGGCGCACAAAATTAATAGAAACAAACAAATTAACGAACAATGCTTTAGAAAACGAATATCTCAATAGGATTAAACACGAATTATCTGTCCTGCAAGATGCTGGCCTATCTAGCTATTTTCTTATTGTGTCTGATATTGTAGACTATGTTCGCTTAGAGGGTTGGCTTCCGGGGCCGGGAAGAGGCTCTGCTGCGGGATGCTTGGTTTCCTACCTAATAGGAATTACTCAAGTTGACCCAATTGAACATGGTCTTCTGTTCCAAAGATTTTATAATACAGGAAGAAATACAGACGAACATATTTCCCTGCCAGATATTGACATTGATGTTCCAGCAAGCAAAAGAGAGCTAGTTATTGAATACATGAAGGAAAAATATGGGCACGCCAAGGTTGGCCAAATGTTAACATTTGGTCGCCTGCAAGGAAGAAGCGCACTCAAGGAAGTGCTAAGGGTTCATGACGCATGTTCTTTTGAAGAAATGAACATGATAACAAAAAGCCTTCCTCACGAACAAGAAATCTCTGACCAGCTACAGGAAATGGACAACCCTTCTGTAATCAAATGGGCTTTAATTAATCAGCCAGAATCCCTCAAAGATTATTGTCAAATGGACGACGAAGGCAATACTAGCGGCCCTTACTCCAAATATTTTGACCAAGCAATGAGAATCGAAGGAACCTACAAGTCTCAGGGAAAGCATGCCGCTGGAGTAGTAATCTCGCCGGAAGAGCTTGGAGAAGTTTGCCCAATGGTCAAAGAAACAAATGGCAGCAATAAAATTGCCGGTCTGGAAATGTCTGATTTAGAAGCTATGGGTCATGTTAAATTCGATATATTAGGAGTAAACTTACTAGATAAAATTATGGATATTCAAATTTCAATAGGGGAAGACAATGAATGATATAACACACCCTTCAATGCAAGAATACAAGCAGGTTTTGTTTGATGGGTGTTCTATTGACTATAGGAATAAACTTACTGTTTGCGCAATTAGTGATTATTATCGAGGTAAAGTTAAAAGGCTTGTCTATCAAGTCCATTGTAGTGATTCTAGATTTGGTTTTAGCCAGTTCTACAGAACTATCAATGAAGCCTTGGAAAAATTCTTTGAAATAAGAGGCAATTTAAAAAGATGAGTTTTAAGCTTGGCAATAAAGGCGAAAGCTTTGCTAAAAAACTTTTCAAGAAGTTTGGCGTTGATTGTCAAATCAATGAAGATTATGACAAAAGATACGACTACGACTTGATTTGTAAACATGGAAAGAAAGATTTTACCTGTGAAGTTAAATATGACTTCATGGCTCATAAAACTGGAAACTTGGCCATTGAAGTTAACAATTGCAGAGCCAACAAGCCTAGCGGCATTAATGTAACAAAAGCTGACATATGGGCGCACATAATTCCAGATGATGGCAAAATGACAATGTGGATAGTGCGTGTGTCTGAATTGAAAAAGTTTATCAAGAAAAATGAACCTCTCAGAAAAGTAACTCAGGCTGGAGATGGCAATGCCGACCTGTTTTTATATAAGGCAGAGGCCATATTAGAACCTCTATTTTTCAGGGTAGACAATATCCAGAAAAACAAATTTGTAAAGCACCTAAAGAGTATCATTTAGGAGACATCATGGCTTTAAATATAAGAGATATTGTTGTTTTTGACTTTGAAACAGGTTCGCGGAACCCGCTAAAGACTCAACCGACACAAATTGCCGCAGTAGTAATACACGGCAAGAGTCTTAAAATTAAAAACAATGGGACTTTCAATTCAGAAATAAGACCAATTTTGGATGACGAGGCGGCAGTAAAGCTGGACTTAGACCCCCTTGAAGACGAAGCCCTTGATATTACCAGAAAAACCAGAAAAGCCCTAGCAAAAGCTCCAACACCCAAGTTTGTTTGGAAGAAGTTTGCTAAGTTTGTTTCGATGCATAACTGGAAGGGTACTTCTTGGTTTAACCCTATTGCTGCGGGATATAATATAAACAATTTTGATATGCCAATTGTTGAAAGAATGTGTCAAGAATATGGGCCTGTGGAGAAGAAAAGTGGGCGACAAGGTATATTTCATCCAATATATAAAATTGATTTGATGGACACCGTGTTTATGTGGATGGAAAACAATCCTGACGTTAGGTCTATTAGCATGGACTCAATGCGAGACCTTATGAATATTGATAAAACTAATGCTCATGATGCCCTACAAGACTGTTTAGATACAGCACAAATTTTAGTTAAATTTATGAAGTTGCACAGGAGCATATCTCCTAAAGTGCAGTTTGAGAAAGCTTTTGCTAACGAGTAAAGATATGGACTTTGGAAACTACGATTGCGAACAAACTTGGAGCCTAATTTGCGAGGGAAGAACCAAGGGGGTTTTTCAGCTAGAAAGCAACTTAGGAAAATCTTGGGCAAAAAGAGTTAAGCCCAGAAATATCGAAGAGCTTGCCGCATTAATTTCAATAATTAGGCCGGGATGCCTAAAAGCTATCACGAAGGGCAAGTCTATGACTCAGCACTACGTGGATAGAAAAAGTGGTAAGGATGAAATAGTATATCTCCATGAGTCTCTGGAGCCAATATTAAAAAGCACCCAAGGGGTTTTAATTTACCAAGAACAGTCTATGCAAATAGCTCAGGTTATAGCTGGATTTAATCTTCAAAAAGCCGATGACCTTCGCAAAGCCATTGGGAAGAAAAAGGCTGGCTTAATGTCAAAAGTAAAAAAGGATTTTTTGGAGGGGGCATCCAGCAAAGGAATTGTTGATGACGAAACAGCAGAAGAGATATTTAGCTGGATTGAAAAGTCAAACCGCTACGCATTCAATAAGTCTCATGGGGTAAGCTATGCTATTTGTGCATACTGGTCTGCTTATTGCAAAACTCACAATCCTATAAATTTTTATTGGAGCTATCTTTATCACGCAGATGGAAAACAAGACCCCCAAACAGAAATAAGAGAATTAATTTCTGACGCAAAGATACACGACATAAATGTGTTTCCTCCAACGGTTAAAAATCCCACGACCAAGTTTAGTATTAATGGCAAAAGTATTAACTTTGGCTTGCAGGATATAAAGTTTATAGGAGGCAGCCAAGTTAAAAAGTTTTTTGCTGCTGCAAAAGAAACAGAAGAGACCCTCGGCAAAAGCGTAGGGGAGCTAGACTGGCACACCTTTTTGATTAATGTTGTAGATAAAATTGGCATGACTACTTCGTCAGCACTGTTGTCTGTGGGCGCTATGGGTCACACCAGCGTTGCTCGCTCTAAAATGCTTTATGACCTAGAAACGTGGGATTCTCTTACCACAAAGGAGAAGGACTGGGTTAGGGAAAACTGTTCTTCTTGCACAACCCTAATAGAGTCCCTGTCACTCCTGTCACCAACCAGAAAGGAGGGTGGCGGAACTTTTACTTCCAAGAGAAAAGAAGCGGTTCTTGATTTATTGTCGTTATTAAAAAACCCCCCGTATTCTGTTGAAGACGACCCTCAATTTATAGCCAGCAAAGAAGAAGAATATTTGGGCGTGAGCATTACCTATTCTAAGGTTGATTCCTGTGACATTGGCGCTGCTGATTCTACATGCAAAGAAGTAATGAATGGCAAAAAGGGAAAAATGTCATTGGCGGTGGAAATAAAAAGAGCAACAGAGTGGACTATTAAAAAGGGAAACTCAAAAGGAAAAAAGATGGCCTTTTTAACCATTGCAGATGGAAGCTGTGAATTAGATAATGTTGTAATATTTCCAGAAGCTTGGGAAGAGTATAAGAGCCTCATTAGCGAAAAAAACACTTTGTTAATTTTTGGAGAATCGCAAAAAAACAAAGAGGGCTTAATTGTCCAAAAGGCAAAACAAATTTAGTTGGAATTGATAAATCAGGCACATATAATACAATGAGTGATGTGGTAAAAGAGGCTATAAAATATTGCAGCAGGAGAGATTACTTTGTTAGCGTTCACAAAAATCCCGAAGCAAACGCCTGTTTAGTGGTATTTCCAAGCCAAACAATATTTCGCAATAAAATTGAAGGATGTTCAATATTTTATGAAATAACAAGTGTTGGCTTGGAATATGCATGTGTTTCAGATGGCGGACAACAAGAAGCAAGCACGCTAGAATGTCCAGAATATACGAGGCGCATATTGGTATTTCAAGACTTCCTAAACAGAACCCTTGCTATGGGCATGTCTGCAAAGCTAATATTATATTATGATGCAGCGGGCGTAGAAATAGACAACGAAGGGTTTGCTTCCTGCCTAAGTGGGCCTGCCGACGAACACGAAAGAGACCTTGAGGACAACTTTGCTACCATGTTCTATTATTTCTTATCTAACCCAGACAAAGATTACTCCAATATGGCTCAAAAATCCGGTGTGGGGGTCGGCTACAATCTTCTTACCCTTCCTTTTTTAAGAAAGGAGTTTGAATAATGAATTCTTGCTCTTTTGTTGGCAGATTTGCACAAGACCCAGAGCTTTTTACTGTTGATGGAACCCACGTTGTAAAGTTTACGTTGGCCATTAATGAATATAGACGCTCCAAGGATGGCAATAAAACAAAACAGGTTGATTACCTAGACTTTGAAGCTTGGGATAGTGGAGCAACAACTATCGCTAAGTATTGCAAGCGAGGAGATGAACTAGCAGTATCAGCGTCTGCCCGCCAGCATAAATGGAGTGACGCAGATGGAAATAGGCACTCACTAATTAAATTTAGAGTGAACAGCTTTAATCTTTTCTCTAACAGGAATAGCTTCAATAGAGAAAAAGAATTGGCTGAATCAGGAGCAAATGAATAAGAAAAAAATATTATTATGCAATGAGGCATCTTTTCTAAATACCGGATACGCTATCTATGGCAGAGAAGTCATGGGTAGGCTTTTTGCCACAGGAAAATATGACTTAGCAGAATTATCGGTTTATGGCTCTGAGATTGACCCAAGGAGAAAGCAGATACCTTGGAAATATTATCCTAACCACCCCAATCCCAACATCAAGGAAGAGGTTGATGAGTTTAATTCACAGCAAGTTAATGCGTTTGGAAGCTGGAGATTTGAAGATGTATGTCTAGATTTTCGTCCAGATATAGTTGTAGACATCAGAGATTTCTGGATGATGGAGTTTGTAGAACGCTCTCCATTTAGAAGGATGTTTAATTGGGCCATTATGCCCACAGTGGACGCTGCACCACAAAGCGAACAGTGGCTGTGTACATTTTCTAATGCGGATACTGTTTTCAATTATTCAGAATTTGGAGAAAGAGTCCTAAAAGAACAAAGCGGTGGAGCCATCAATTGTTTGGGCGTTGCGTCACCCTCTGCTGCCGACGTTTTTGTGCCAGTTCCAGACAAAAAGGCACACAAACAAAGTATGGGTCTAGGCCCAGATTCTTTAATAATCGGTACGGTTATGAGGAATCAAAGAAGAAAGCTTTTTCCAGACCTTTTTTATTCGTTTAGAGAATTCTTAAATCAAACCCAGTCAGACAACACTTATCTGTATTGCCACACCAGCTATCCTGATATTGGGTGGGATATACCAAGCCTACTAAACGAGCATGGAATTTCTAGTAAAGTAGTGTTTACTTATTCCTGTGAAAAATGTAAATATGTATATCCAGCTTTCTTTGAGGGCGCTTTAAGCGTTTGCCCCAGATGCAACTTTTTAGCTTCCAAGCCTTCTAATGTGCATTCAAACATAGACAACAAAGACCTAGCTAGAATATACAATCTTTTTGATTTATATGTTCAGTATTCAAACAGCGAAGGTTTTGGGATTCCTCAAGTAGAAGCGGCGGCTTGCGGCGTCCCCTTTATGTCTGTTAACTATTCTGCTATGGAAAGCGTTTTGGCCAATCTTGAGGGGGAGCCAATAAAAGTAAAAGCCCTGTATAAAGAGCTTGAAACTGGATGCATGAGAGCCATACCAGATAATGAGGATTTTATTGAGAAATTAATTAATTTTTCCAATCTTCCAGAAGCAGTACGATTAAAAAGGGGCTTTCAAACAAGACAACTTTTTGAAAAATATTATACTTGGGACAAAACAGCAAAAAGGTGGGAAGACCTTTTTGATTCTATGCCAACACAAGACCCGAAAGACACTTGGGATTCACCCCCTAGAATTGTAAACGTGTCCAGCGAAGTTCCGGCCTATCTTCCTAATAGAGAATACATAGACTGGCTCTTTACAAATGTTCTAGGTGAGCCTGAAAAAATAGGCTCCTATACCTACTCAAGAATGCTTAGAGATTTAGACAACAAAAACTTCGTAAGAGGTATGGGTAGCTTTTATTTTAATGAGGACTCTTGGTCTCATACTCGCCCAGAATGGGAAAAATTTGGAAAAGAGGAAGCCTACCACGAACTTTCTAGAATAGTTGATACAAAAAACTACTGGGAAAAGGTAAGATGTGGTATTATACAAAAACCAAAGCCAAGTTGGATACAATAAGGAAAAAACATGGAAGGTTGGAGACATCATCTTTCTAGGCTCACTTATTCAGAACATACAGATGTTTATGAGTTTGGTGTTTATACTGGAAACTCGGTCAATTGGATTAATCAGTCACTCGCCGCCGCTGGAAAAACGGCTAGAAAAATTTTTGGCTTTGATTCTTTTTGCGGATTACCAAAAGAAGCGGATAAAGAAAAGGAGCTTTCTGATTCTAGGAAGTTTCAATGGAAACTGAAAGATGAGTTTCAATGGAAGTTTGGGGATTTTAATTCACAAGAACATTTTGGTGTTACAAGTGTGCAAGAGGTAATGAACTCTCTTCGTGCTTTTGTTGAACCAACTCTTGAAAACGGTGTTGCTTTAGAATTGATTCCGGGTTATTTTTCTGACTCCTTAACGGATGACATTGTTGAAAAATACGACATGAGACCCGCTTGTTATGTTGACTTAGACGCAGACCTTTATTCGTCAACTACTCAGGCTCTAGATTTTCTTTTTAGAAACGAATTAATACAAAGAAATACAATTTTTGGATACGATGATTGGGGAGGAACTCCGGGGTGGAAGACTATGGAAGATGGAGCCAGCAAAGCCCACGTAGACATAGCCGATAAATATAATGTTGATTTTCAATTGATTGCAGTAACTGGGGGTAGCTACCCACACGTTCACACAGTGTTTGAAGTAAGGTCAATTGGATGAAAGTTTTATACATAGGACACTATAAAGAAGGAACTGGCTGGGGACATGCGGCCATCGACTACATTCTAGCAATGGATGCTGCCGGAATAGACGTTGTTTGCAGGTCAATAAATTTCAACGACAAGCCCGCAGAAATTCCCAGACGAATTCAAGAGCTTGAAGAAAAAAGCCTAAAGGGGTGTGATGTGTGCATACAGCACATTTTGCCCCACTATATGGACTATAATGGAAACTTTAAAAAGAACATTGCCCTCTATGCCACAGAGACAGACTCTTTTGAGAGGACAAATTGGCCAGAGCGCATTAATTTTATGGATGAGGCTTGGGTCATAAACGAACAAATGGTTGAGGCTTCCAAAAGAAGCGGCGTAAATATTCCCATTAAGGTAGTTCCCCATGCTTGCGATACAAGCAAATTCAATAAAACATATAGCAAGTTTGAAATACCCCAATTACAAGACACATTCATATTTTATTTTATTGGGGAGCTTATAAGAAGGAAAAACTTGGTAGCGCTCATAAAGGCGTTTCATATAGAGTTTGATACGAACGAACCAGTTTCCTTAGTAGTAAAAGCTAACAAGTCGGGAATGGATGAAGACGAGTGTTTTAATCATATAAAAGAAATATGTATCCAAGTAAAAACCAATCTTAAGTTATATCCCACTCCTGACGATTATAAAAAAGAGGTTATAATTGCTCAGCGCCTTTCGGAAGAAGATATGTGCAGACTTCATGTCACTGGAGACTGTTTTGTTGCCCCTAGTTTTGGAGAAGCGTGGTGCATACCGGCATTTGACGCTATGGGCTTTGGAAGCACCCCAATATGTACAGATACGGGCGGCATGAAGGACTTTCTTAAAGAAGGTGGAGGAACATTAGTAAAAGCCTACCCGGAGCCAGCCTTTGGAATGACAGAAACCTTCCAAGACCTTTATACGGGATATGAAGACTGGCACAATATAGACATAAGAGAATTGCAAAAAGCGATGAGACGCATGTACAACCTTAGTTTAGAAAACTCCCCAGAATATCTTTCAATAAAAAAGACTGGGTTGGAAAATGTTGATAAATATTCTTATAAAGCAGTAGGCGAAACAATAAAGAAAGCCCTAGAAGATGCCAATTAGTCCAGTTTCCTATATAACAAGAGCGGCAACACTTAAAGATAATGAGCCTCTCAACATTCTAACCTTCGTAACGCATGAAAGATATGAGCCAAACCTGTGCAAAACAGGCCATAACTTCTATGCATATACCGGGGAAGGGATTAGGGACTGGAATACTAACTATGCCCCAATACCAGACAACTATTGTATTTTAGATAAAGGTCTAGGGGGAAAACAAATCCCGCTACATTTGGATATAGACCTTATAATATCACAAAATATTGTAGCACACTACGATTTAGCTCAAGGGATATCTCAATATTTAAACATTCCAATCATTAATATTCACCACACACTACCCCCTCCCGCATGGAAAAAAGAAGAGCTACAATCTTTATCTAGTAAAGTTGGCGTTTTTGATGTCTATATTACAGACCACAATCTTAAGGTTTGGAATATAAATCCAAAAAACTCTAAAGTAATATATCATGGAATTGATTCTAACTTTTGGAAGCCTGCAAAAAAAACCAAAAGAGGAAGCTACGCCCTGTCCGTAGTAAACGATTGGATAAATAGAGACTGGTGCTGTGGCTATAGCGTGTGGAAAGAGGCCACGGCAGGCATACCAGTCAAAGCAATTGGCGATACTCCGGGCCTATCTCAGCCAGCAAGCTCGTTGGAAGACTTGAGAGACAATTATAATTCTTGCGGCCTGTTTGTTAATACCTCCACATACTCCCCCATCCCAATGTCTCTCCTTGAGGCCATGTCTTGTGGCTGCGCCGTAGTGTCAACCGCCACCTGTGCAATACCAGAGATTATTGAAAATGGTGTAAATGGCTTTGCCACCAACGATATTTCAGAAATGAAAGAATATATTTCAGCAATATTAAAAGATGAAAAACTAAGAGATAGTCTAGGAAAAGAAGCACGAAAAACTATTTTAAATAAATTCTCTATCAAAAGATTTGCTGACGAATGGAATAAAATATTCTATGAGGTAGCAAACAATGCATGAAAAATTGATACCAAATATAACAAGAAACTTTAAGCGTTTTGGTATTAAGCCACACCAGCTACCAAATGCCATTGGCATGTGGCCAAATGAACAAGAGTGCCTACTGTGGTGCGCGCTAAGTTCTAATCTAGAAGATAACTGGATGGAAATCGGCTCCTTTTGCGGAGGCTCTGCCGTTCTCCTTTGTTTAGCCAGAAGACTGACAAACAATAAGCCCAACAGTGTTTATTCTGTTGATTGCGATTTTGATAAATATCAATCCATAGCAGGAACACAGTCCTATGTAGGAAATAGTGCTATGGGAATGTTTGATTATAATGTTTATAAAAAGGGTGCTTTCCAAGATTTATGCAGGCAAGTAAATTGTTACAGCGATGACATAGGGAAGCATTACGGAGAAGGCGACATAAGCTTTCTCTTTATAGACGGCTTCCATTCCTTTGCCCAAGTCGTCAAAGATTTTGAAACGGTAAAGCCATTCTTTTCAAAGGATGCCATTATAGCTTTTCATGACGTGTCTCCTGATATAAAGAAAACGGTAAAAGAAGACATTGATTTCGAGCCGCTGTTTAAATCCACAAAGGAAGACTTTTTTCTTGACGAAGCTATAAATTATATCCTAAAAAACAATCCAGATTTTTATCTTCTAGACATTCCGGCAAAAAGAAACGTAAAGCACTTTAAAGAAACAAGATTAACAAGTTGGGTTAGAGGAACAACCAGCCCATTTAATTCCTTTGCAGCTATTAGGAGGAAACATGAAAATTAATTTAATACTAGATGGTCACCCCTTGTCTGGCTACAAAAATATTGACCCGCATGGCTATGGGGATGAAACCAAGACTGTAGGAGATTTAGAAAATTTACATGACATAGTAGAGGACGCCGAAGCTACAGAAATTTTGGCCCTAGATATTATAGATTTTCTCCCATTAAACTCTGTTGAGCCTGCCATAAGTCACTGGGTTTCTAAGCTTAGACATGGGGGCAAAATAGCAATAGGGGGCAAGGACTTATGGCAAATATCAAAAGCTTCATATCAGAAAATTTTAGGTTTAGCCGAGGCCAATGAGGTCATACATGGCACACAGGAAAGACCAAGAATAAGCCATCTTACCATAGATACCCTTATAGAGATTTTAGAAAAACAGGGGTTGCAAATTATCAAAAAAAGAGTAAATAAGTTCGATATGACAGTAGAAGCCCAGAGGCCATAACATATGAATCTTCCAAGAATTACTATAGTAATAGCAAACTATAACTACGGGCAGCATGTTGGCGATGCCATAGATAGTGCGTTAAACCAAGACTACAAAGGCTTAATTAATATTTGCATTGTAGACGATGGTTCCTCAGACAATTCTTGGGATGTAATAAAATCGAAGCTAAAAAACCCCAAAGAATTAATATCAACCAGTCCACCAAAAGAGTTCAAAGAGCCGGTACTGACAGATAGAAGAGAAAACCGTGTTATTTTTGCCATAAGAACAGATAATAATGGTGCAAGCATCGCTAGAAATATTGCAATAGAATACTGTCTAGAATTTACCGATGCGTATTGCATACTTGATGCGGACGATGAATACTACCCACCCAAAGTTTCAAGCCTAGTTCTTAAATGGCTTCATAATCCTAGAGAAATCGGCGTTGTTTATGCAGATTATGACATTATAAACACAAGCACCGGGAGGATTTTGCCGGAATTTAAGCAGCCCTACAATAGAGAAATATTATCTCAAGAATGCATAGTGCATAGCAATGCTTTAATTAGCAAAGAAGCCTTTTTAACAACCAGAGAAGAGAATGGCGAATTTTATGACTCTGCATTACATGGCCCTGCCAGTGGAGATTTTATTGGCTCTTCGGAAGACTATGACTTATGGATACGAATTTCTGAGAAGTTTTCGATGATACACATTCCTACCTCTTTAGGCATAGCAAAAATCACCGGAAAAAATCAAAGCAGCAAAGTTACGCCTAGCGTTTTTGGCTCTAACGCTCAGCACATTAAAGAGAAATCTGAAAAAAGGCGCGATGGGAAATAATACCAGATTTGTTACATCTATAAAATCCAGAAACGGAAAAAATACCACAGCCGTCATATTGTCGGCTGGCGTGGGATACAGAATGAAGTCTTATGGCCCGAAGTGCCTACTAAAGACAGATTTGGGAAAAAGCATATTAGAACACCAGATTGAAACAGTAGACTTGTGTTTGCCAAAAAGTGACATTATAGTAGTGCTAGGTTTTGAATGTGACAAGGCTATTAAGGTTTTGGACAAAAGAAGCAGAGTTGTTGAAAACCAGCTTTACGAAGAAACTAATACAGCAGAAAGCTTAAGGCTGGCCCTAAACAATGGAATAAGGGACAGCGTTTTGATAATGCACGGAGACCTAAAGTTTAACAAAGAAACGCTTCTTCAATGTGACTTCAGAAAATCCTTTGTTATTGTGGACTCCCAAGAACAGTTTAAGGAAAGTGAAATAGGGGTTACAATAAACAATAAGCGAGCGGCCAGATTTGGATACGGATTAGACACCAAGTGGGCACAAATTGTGTTCTTGAGAGATAAAGAATTGAGCTTATTAAAAAGCATTTGTAAAAATAGGGAGAGACAAAGAATGTACACCTTTGAAATACTAAACGAAATATTGGATAATGGCGGCGCTCTAACTACAATAGAGCCAGAGGGAATGATTATAAAAGACATAGACTCCTCAAGAGATTTGCTATGAAAATAATGATTTCGAGTGACGGGCCTCATGCTCATTATTACATAAGAATGGGATGGGCAAGGGTTTTTCAAATGATGGGGCATGAAGCCCATCTTTGGGACATAAACGGAAAGAATCCCTATGATGCGTTTGATGAATTTGAGCCAGACATATTTATAGGACAAAGCTACAATCTTAACGAGTCCGTATTTAAGTGCATTAAAGAGAGACCCCATTTAAAGGTTGCGTTAAGAGCTTCTGACTGGGGAGATATACAAAAGGAAATAGACACAGACAACTATAATATTTTAGTTGCAAGCGACAAAGAAATAAGGCTTGTAGAAAAACTGAAAAAAGAAACTGGCCAACCAACCTTTGTATACAACCATTATCACGACAACTGGATATCAAAAACCCATAATAATTGGAGTGACTTAGGAATAAATGTGGTTTCCATGCTTAGCGCCGCCGATGTGTTTGAGTACTTAGGTGGAAAAGAGACTCCAGAATTAAAATGTGACATTGGGTTTGTTGGTGGCTACTGGGAATATAAGGCAAGAAATCTTGACCCATATTTGCTTCAACTATGCTACCCACTTGGCGAATACAACATCAAAATCTTTGGCAACCAAGGCTGGCCGGGGCCGAACTACTTGGGCTGGATAAATGATAGTCAGGTAAAAAATCTCATAGCATCGTCTACCATCTGCCCCAACATCAGCGAACCCCACTCCCAAGACTTTGGTTATGACATTATTGAAAGACCCTTCAAGATTCTAGCCGGTGGCGGCTTTTGCATATCAGATTATGTTCAATCAATGGCCGAAGATGTATTTAATGATGACGAACTTCTTTTTGCTAAAAGCCCTGAAGAATTTAAAGACATGGTTGACCACTATATCAAATATCCAGACGAAAGACGAAAGTATATGGCTAGGGGGCAAGAGTGTGTTTTATCCAAACATAGCTATTTTCACAGGGTTGCAAAAATGTTGTCTGAATTTGGACTAGATGAAGAATCTACTAAATGCTTTAAAGTTTATGAAAACATTTTGGGGCAAGCGGGGGTTGGGGTCAAATGAAAATCTTAGTTACTGGGGTAACAGGTTTCATAGGAAGACATTTGATTCGCAGCTTGGCGGAACTTGGAAATAATGAATTAATTACCGTATCCAGAACAGTTCCAAACAATCTTACAGAATCACATCACCATATCACCTGCGATATGGGAGACACAAACTGTGACACGTTTGAAAAAACCTGTGAGCATTATAAGCCAGAAGTCATATTTCATTTGGCCTCTAATGCAGTTCCCAATCTAGAAAACAAAAACCCCTACTCCATGATTCAGGACAACATAATATCTACGCACAAAGTTGTGGAGTCTGCGCCACAGGGTTGTCGTGTAGTATTAATATCTTCTGTTACTGTTTATGGTGACTGGCTCTTTAACAATTACAAAACAAGAGGTTTAAAATGCAAAGAATCATATTTCACCAAGCCCACATCTGTTTACGGTATGACTAAGAGGGCGTCGGAATCTCTTATTGAAATATATACCGCAATGGGAAAAATAAATGGGTGTTGTCTTAGGTTGTGCGCGACAATTGGTGGTGGATTGACTCATGGAATCATTAAAGATTTTATCGCCAAGCTTCAATCACCAAACCCCAGCCTAGAAGCCTTGGGCAGATGTCCCGGCTCCACCAAGCCGTTTTGTCATGTTGATGATGCCGTAAGCGCTATGATTCTAATGATGAATAATGACACTAATTCTAGATTCAATGTGTGTCCAGACGATGAACTTAGCGTGGCTGAAATTGCTGGAATTGTAATGCGCGCTTGTGGCATAATTAAGACGGTAAAATGGTTAGGAGATAAAGCCAACTGGAAGGGAGACAATAAGATAATTAGAGTTTACAATCATAAAATTAAACAGATTGGCTGGAAGCCTAAATATCCACGCTCAGAAGATGCCATTATAGCCGCCGTAAAGGAAAGCCTGTGCTAAACAAAAATGGCAATATAGTTATTACAGGAGGAACTGGCTTTTTGGGTCGGGCTGTCTGTAAAGAACTGTATGGCAAGAAATATAGAAGCATTATTCCTGTTAATTCTCAGGACTATGATTTACGGCTATGTGAAGAAGTAAAAACACTCTATGTAGATACGCAGCCAGATGTGGTCATACATCTAGCGGCTACGGTGGGTGGCATTGGAGCCAACAAGGAAAATCCCGGCAGGTTTATATATGAAAACCTTGTTATGGGCACTCACCTGATTGAAGAAGCTAGGATTAATGAAATTGATAAGTTTATTATGGTAGGAACTGTTTGTTCATACCCTAAGTTTACACCTGTTCCATTTAAAGAAGAAGACCTCTGGAATGGATATCCAGAAGAAACAAATGCTCCGTATGGAATAGCTAAAAAAACCTTAATGCAGATGGTTATATCTTACAAAGAGCAGTATGGCCTCAATGGTGTAAACTTACTGCCAGTAAATATGTATGGCCCTAATGATAACTTTGACCCCCAAAGTAGCCATGTTATTCCGGCATTAATCCTTAAATTTCATGAGGCAATGCAAGACTTTCCTCATAAGGATGTAGAGGTTTGGGGTACTGGAAAGGCTAGTCGTGAATTTTTATATGTTAATGATTGCGCCAAAGCAATTGTAATGGCAATGGAAAAACACAATGACCCACAACCAGTTAACGTGGGAACTAACAGGGAAATTACAATCCATGATTTGGTAAATCTTATAGCCACTAAAATGGAATATAATGGCAAGATAATTTTCGACCCCTCAAAACCTGACGGCCAACCTCGAAGATGCCTAGATACCACCAAGGCAAAAGAGCTTTTTGTCTTTGAGGCTGAAACTTCATTCTCAGAGGGGTTGGAAAAAACAATAGAATGGTTTAAGAAACAATGCAGATAATAAAAACGGGGGACTGGGATAATATATCAATAAAAAAGACAAGCTCTGGCGTTCCAATTATCAATTGCGACATTTGTAAAGCGCTAAAGAATATTGACGATGAAGAGATTGTCTTAATAACTGGCGATGTGGATTTCGGCATATCAGAATATAACTCCGGACTTGCCATTGACAAGACCGCAAGGCAGGGATTAAAATCCAGCTTAATGATGCGAGAACAATATGAAATCTCTACTAGAAATTATATACATGATATATTTCCAGAAATACCCCCAAAAATTAAAATGTGGTATTCAACCCACGCCAATTTAATTCATGACACAATATCTTGCTTGCCATTGGGGGTAAATTGTGATATATTAAAATATAAAAAGGGCATCAAGGCACAAAAATATTTATACCTAAATTTTACAGACGAAAATGGCAGAGACTATGTAATAGATAAATTTGAGGACTACCCGTTTGCCACAATTGTTAAAAATAGAATATCTGCAAACAAATATTTTCAAGAGCTTCAAGAACATAAATTTTGCATATGTCCACAGGGGAATGGCGTAGACACCTATAGATTTTGGGAATGTTTATATTTGGGCGTTATACCAATTGTAACAAGATGCCCACTAGTGGAGCAATTTGAAGACTTGCCCATATTTATAGTAAATTCTTGGAGCGAATTTAGATTTCTTTGCCGTTTGTCAACAGAATTTTTGGACTATAAATACAACGAAATAAAACATAAATCTTGTAATACCGAAAAGCTTGACTATAATTATTGGGTTGATAAAATTCTTAATACGGATTAGCAACATGGTTACGTCTATAATTTTTAGCAAAAATAGAGCATGCCAACTGGACTTGCTTTTATCCAGTATTGAAAAAAACTTTCAAGACACTGATGAAATATTTGTCATATATAAACACACAGATGATTTATTTCAAAAAGCATATGATTTGCTTGTAGAGAAATTTAGCAAGAACGAGCAGATTAAATTTGTGCTTGAGTCTGATTTTCAGGAAGACACTGTAAAGGCTTGCTCAGAAGCTAAGAACAGCTATTTAGCATTTTTTGTAGATGATGATATTGTCTATAGAGATGTTAGCATTAATAAGCTTTTAGATGGTGCCTTTACAGAGAACATGAGTTGTATATCTTTAAGGCTTGGCGACAACACCGTAGTACAAGATTGCTATACGGGACAACCCTGCATAATACCGGATATCCACAATGTAATTGAAAAAGATGGCGGCGTTTTATTTGTTTGGAACTGGATTTCTTTGGGTGGTCGTCATACTAATTTTGGATATCCTTTTTCTGTTGACGGACATGTTTATCCCAAAGAGGACATTATTCCTATCATTCAACAATACGAATATGATACCCCAAATGCATTTGAGGGACGGTTTGATAAAAACTGGCTAAAACCTGACATGTGCTGTTTGAAAACTAGCTCAGTAGTAAACACCCCCCTGAACCTTGTGGGTTCATCTCAGAACAGGGCTGGAGAACAATTTGGCATATCGCTTGAAGAACTGAATAATAATTACGTGGAAGGTTTTAGAATATCTTTAGAAGATATGGATTTTTCCAACATTAGAGGGTGCCATCAAGAGCTACCCATAACATTTAAACGAGGAGAATAAAATGTCAAGAGAAGTAGAGTCGGAAATTAAGGGCGCGGTTGTATTCCATTTTAATGCTATTGCGGCCAAGGCCAAAGCCAATCTTAAGAACTACTTTTATAATTCTGTTGGGGTCGGGGAGCATCCTGACGTTGTTGCAGAATGCATAAAGCTGGTTGAAGAAATAGACCACGCCCAAAGTTGCGCGAACACTTTAAGCGAACTCTAAAATGAATTTTACTTTTGGTATAATTACCGCCGACAACCAAGAAGACAGGGTTAAGGTTGTTATTGATAGCATCCTGTCTCAGAACATAAAATCACCAGAAATAGTGGTGGTTGGTGGAAAGAGTGTTTATAATATAGATGTTGTTAAGCACGTTGATTTTGATGAGACAATAAAATCAGGATGGATAACCAAGAAAAAAAATCTAATAACAGAAAACGCAACCCAAGAACACATTGTCTATCTTCATGATTACGTTAAACTAAACCCAGATTGGTACAGTGGGTTTTTAAATTTTGGGCATGACTGGGATATTTGCATGACCAAGCTTCTAAACGAAGATGGGTCTAGATACAGAGACTGGTGTGCTTGGGATGACCCAAATCTTTGCTACTTGCCCAACGGAAGACACTGGGCTTGCATAGTTCCTTATGGCTATAGCTTAACAAAACACATGTACATATCAGGGGCGTACTGGGTTGCAAAAAAGGAAGTTATGGAAAAAGAGCCTCTTAATGAAAATCTTTGTTGGGGTGAGGCTGAAGACGTTGAATGGTCTTTTAGGATAAGAGACAAATACAACTATCAAATGAACATTTGGTCTTCAGTACAGCTTCTGAAGCAAAAAGACTTAATCTTACTGGATAAAACTTAATGAACACAAAACAACAAGACGACGCAATTACTACAGAACAAGAAATCGACGAGGACAAGCTTTGGACATCGTGTAGAGATTGCGTATTTGCGGTTTACGAAAAGAATACACAATGTGGCTGTTCTACTGGACGCTTAGAAAAATTCAAAGACGTTGGGGCGCATATTGTAGAAGCGCAAGACGGCGAAAAAGAATACATGGTTATAGAGAGATTTTGTAACCACTATAGGGAAAAGAATTGGATGACCAATTCCAAACCCATTAGGTCATGGGGAAGAATTAAGAATAAAGAAAAGACAGTAAAAAAAGAAACACAGATTCGGTGTGGGGTGGTAATTGTGCTTGGCCAACAAGCATCTGTGCAAGACATGGAAAAAACAATCTTGGCTTGCCTAAAACAGAAAGAGGTCAAACCTGACTATATTGTGGTAGTAAATAGCTCAGAAAATGCACACACCGAAATCATTTCTAGAATGCACCATACCATAAAAAAGAAGGCTGTATTTTACGCCGTAAGAACTTCTCACAACAAAGCATCCCTAGAAGAATGCATAGACTTGGCCTTTGTCCAAGCGAAAAACGGCTACTACATTACCTTTGAGGGCGGCTATGAACCTCCACCGAATTTTTTAGACAAGATTAATTCTCTAATCAATGAAGAACTGCAACCCATATTGTTCCTTAAGCCACAAAATAAAATTGATGGCATGTTTGTTCAAACTATGATTCACAAAATGCTTGCAGGGAATATTGGAAAGCCCTTAGCTGACAAAATAGACGACATAACAAAAGAAGAAAAGACAGAACATTTAGTAAGAAAATGGGAAGATATTCTAGATGATTAAGCTAGTTGTTTTTGACCTAGATGGCGTTCTGGTAGAAGCCAGAGATTTTCATTACGAAGCGCTCAACAGGGCGCTGGCTTCACTTGATGATAAATACGTTATTAGCCGAGAAGAACATCTGTCTACATATGATGGTCTTAACACGTCTAAAAAGCTCTGGAAGCTTTCTCAATCCAAAGGCTTAAGTATAGATGTTCACAAGGAAATTTGGAAAAAAAAGCAGAAATTTACTCACGATATTATTAAAGAGAAGATTCATCCATATAGTCATGAACGAATATATTATATGCTTAGAGAATTAAAACATGAAGGCTATAAAATCTATTGCGCCTCCAACTCCATACGCTCTAGCGTAAAATTAATGTTGCTCAAAGCCGGATACATGGAACATATTGATGAATATTTTTCTAACGAAGACGTAAATAGCCCAAAGCCACACTCAGAAATTTATCTAAAATGTATGCTAAAAGCAGGCGTTAATCCCAAAGAGTGTCTTGTCATAGAAGACTCTCATATTGGTAGAAAAGCTGCTCACGAATCCGGCGCTCACGTTTTAGGCGTTCAGGGGCTGGAAGACGTTACGTCAGAAAACATCAGTCAAGCAATTCACAAAGCCAATGACACAAACGAAGTTAAGATGTTTAAACCCAAGTGGCAGGGCGGAAACATGAATGTTCTTGTTCCAATGGCTGGGGCAGGAACTAGATTTGAAAAAGCTGGCTACACTTTCCCCAAACCTCTGATTGAGGTTAACGGAAAGCCAATGATTCAGGCTGTAGTCGAAAACCTAAACGTGGACGCAAAACACATATTCATTGTTCAAAAATCACATTATGAAGAATACAACCTCAAACACTTACTTAGCTTAATCTCTCCCGGCTGTGAAATTATACAGGTTGAGGGCGTAACAGAAGGGGCAGCTTGCACTACGCTTCTGGCCAAGAATTTTATTAACAATAGGGAGCCACTTCTTATTGCTAATTCAGACCAGTTTGTTGAATGGGACAGCAATGAATTTTTATATTCTATGCAGGCAGACAGGGTAGACGCTGGCATACTTACATTTGAATCAGTTCATCCTAAATGGAGTTTTGCCAAACTAGACAAAGACGGGTTTGTGAGCGAGGTTGCGGAGAAGAAACCTATTAGTAATAACGCCACGGTTGGAATATACTATTGGTCAAAGGGTTCAGATTATGTAAAATATGCTGAGCAAATGATTGAAAGAGACAGAAGGGTTAACAATGAATTCTATGTATGCCCAGTTTTTAACGAGGCCATAGAAGACAACAAAAAGATTAAGATTTTTCCCATAAATAAGATGTGGGGCTTGGGAACACCAGAAGACCTTGAAAGATTTGTCAAGGGGCACAAATAATGAGTGATGTTTCTATCATTATACAAGGCCCACTAAATGAAATAAGCCTTAAAAACATACCTGTATACAAAAAATATGGCAAGGTAATAGTAAGTTGCTGGAATGGATACGATGAAGAGCTTCTGAGGTATATTGATGATGATGTTATTTTTGTTTGTAACGACTTGATGAAAGTAGAGCATTGCAATTTGAAAAATGTTTATTATCAAGCTTTTACTATGCACGCAGGCTTAGAAATGTCAGAAACAGAGTGTTCTATAAAATTCAGGTCGGACGAAAGCTATTCAAACCTAGACACTTTTGTCAAAGCCTTAAACGATAACCCCAGTCGCATCATTACAGGAGACTTCCACTTTTGGGACAACTGGGCTGCATTTCATATATCAGACCACGCAATAGGTGGAAAAACCAAAAACTTGCTGGAGACTTTTGGTGGGGTTAAAACCATCTGCGAAACAACGCCTTCAAACGTGGAGCTTGTAATAGGGCGAAGGACGCTTGGCTCATCGGTTCTTCAGCCCGCATCGCCTGAATCTTTAATTATGTTGTTTTTTTTGCAACAAATAAATGCTATAAACAATATCTTACTATTCTCTATAGTGACGGAAGAGATAAAGGGCAAAATTTTTAGAATAATTGTTGATGAGGATATATCACAAAATACCGAAGAGCTTATTAAAAATCACGTAAGGATTGTTCCTACGGTGTGCATGGGTGATGTGTTTTTAGGCGGCAAAGGGGCAAAGGGAATGCCGTCAGTTTATGGTAGATTAATAAAATCAGGTTCAGAAGAACTACTTTGTGTGCAGGCATATGGCGAAACATTTGCAGACATAGAAATAGGATGTGAATCATGATATTAATTTCTCACAGAGGAAATATTAATAGGATTGAGTTCTCTGAAGAAAACAAGCCTGAATACATTCAAGCCGCCCTTGATGCAGGATATGATGTTGAAATAGACGTTTGGAACCTTGCAGGAAAATGGTTTTTGGGACATGACTATCCCACATACCCAATTGATATGGATTTTTTAATCAATGAAAAGCTGCTTTGTCATGCAAAAAATCTGCCAGCTTTGGATTTCATGCTCAAGATAGACACGCATTGTTTTTGGCACCAAGAAGACCATTATACGCTTACAAATAAGGGATACATATTAAGCTACCCCGGATACTCAACTCCGGGCTATAATACAATTTGTATGAAGTCAGAATATCATTCTTTAAGCAATATTAAGGATTGTTATGCTATATGCTCTGATTATGTAGAATACTATAAAGACAGTAGTAATGATGGGGGCGAGTCAGTACATGCAGACTTTAACTCCACACGATGACATTACTGTAATTATACAGGGGCCACTAAACGAATCTAGTCTTAGCAACATACCCAATTATCAAAAAACAGCAAAAAATATTATTGTTTCAGCTTGGGACATATATGACAACAACACAAAGGAATACTTACCGGACGACCCCAATGTTCTGTTTATAACCTCCGACTCAAACTGGGTTGAAAATTGGAGGGGGCGCTATTATAATAATTCAAACATAGCCTTTCAGATAATTACCACACTGAATGGGTTGGATAAAGTAAAAACAAAATATGTAATTAAGGTTAGGTCTGACGAAATATACACAGATATTAGCTATTTTGCAGAAGTGGTAAAAGCAAACGAGGAAAAATTAATCACCAACAATGTGCTTTTTCAGTTAGACTCCAAGGTTAAGTTTCACCCCTCCGACCACGTTGTGGGTGGAACTACCAGCAACATGCGGGGAACTTTTGAGAGGCTTGAAAATTATTGTTCAAGATATGCAGCAAAGGAAAAAGCCCCACTGATTGGCAAAGAATTAGATGTAAATGAACTTGAAGAAATATCCCCGGAAACATTAATGTGCATATGTTTTTTACAGCACAAGGGTGTTGATATTAATATTGACGACAGTAAAAAAATAATGCTAGACAATTTTGGCGTGGTGTCAGCTAAACAGATGGGGCGTTATTTAGTTATGGTGAAAGGAAAACCATATCTAAAATGGCCTGAACAGCATAGCGGTGATGGGTGTCTTCTGGACGGGGTTGGATATGTTGATGGAATTGAAGAAAACTGGATATTTCCTATAGAAAGTTTAGAGGAACTATAAATGAAAAAAATACTAGTTACAGGAGGCGGGGGCTACGTTGGCAATGTTTTGTGCAGAGACCTTCTGTCTAGAGGGTATAAGGTTAGATGTGTAGACAATTTTCATAAGCAGGGGACAGATTCGCTTTTAGCTTTGATTCCCGATTCGCATTTTGAATTCATGCGCGGGGATGTAACAAATGAAGAAAGTGTAAAAGAAATGGTAGACGGTGTAGATGGCATTATCCACCTAGCTGCCATTGTTGGATTTCCCGACTGTAAAGCCCAGCCAGCATTAGCTAAGGCTGTTAATATTGAGGGAACAGAGAACCTCCTGAAAGTTAGAGACAAGGACAAGCCGTTTGTTTTTGCTTCTACGGGAAGTATTTATGGACAAGTAACAGGTTTGTGTACCGAAGAATCCCCTTCTAACGCAGTTTCTCTTTATGGCATAACAAAGCGTGTAGCCGAAGAAATGGTACGAGAACAGCCAAACACGGTTTCATACAGGTTTGCAACTGGATTTGGCGTTAGTCCATCGCTCAGAGTATGCCTTCTTGTTAATGATTTTGTTTACCAAGCCGTAACACAAAACTGTCTGACTATTTTTCAGGCTGACTTTCGCAGAACCTTCATTCACGTCAAGGATATGTCCAGAGCTTTCATTTTTGGGGTTGAGAACATTGACAACTTCCAGCACAACGTCTACAATGTTGGAAGCAACTCTCTAAATTGGACAAAGAGAGAATTGGCTGAATATATATCAGAGCATACTGGGTGTATAGTTAGCTACGCAGAAATTGGCGAAGACTTAGACCAGAGAGATTATGAAGTAGATTATTCCAGAATAAATGACGAGGGGTTTGACTGCATATACAACATGCAGGACGGTATAATTGAATTAATTAAAGCTATAGCTTTAGTAAAAATAAGGCATCAATACGAATGATAGACTTAACAGATAAAAAAGTTGTGCTTACAGGCGGCGAGGGGTTCTTTGGCTCCTTTATATACAGGACTTTAATGTCTAGAAAAGCAAAGGTCGTGGTTGTGCCACACAGTAAGCTAGACCTTATGGTTTTGCAGGATGTGATTGACTTTTTTGTAGAAGCAGAGCCAGACTACTGCATCCATTGTGCCGGATATAATGGCGGCATCCAATTTAATATCGCTAACCCAGCGCACATTCTTTATACCAATACGGTTATGGGGCTAAACATATATGAGGCTTGCAGAGTAGCTGAAGTTAAAAAGCTGATATCTATCATGTCTTCTTGTGCTTATCCTGACACAGGAATGGAAATCCTCAACGAAAAGGATTTCTGGAATGGGCCACCCAATTCCACCATTAAGAGTCACGGCATAGCCAAACGAATTCTTCAAGGCGCTGCGGAAGCTTATAAAAAACAGCACGAACTGAATGCAGTTACCGTTTGCGTAACTAATCTATATGGAGAATTTGATACGTTTAACTTGGACAGAACAAAGGTCGTGGGCGCACTAATCAGAAAGGTTGTTGAGTCAAAAATAGAGGATAAGCCCTTTGTTCAGTGCTTGGGAACCGGAAAGCCCAAGAGAGAGTTTATGTACGTTAGAGATGGTGCTGAAGGCGTTGTTCAGGCATTAGAAAAATACGAAGACAGCTTTGAAACCCTGAACATAGGAACAGGAAAAGAAATTACCATTAAGGATTTAATTGAAAAAATAGTTGAGTGTGTTGGATACGAGGGGAAAATTTCTTGGGACACCAGTCGTCCAGATGGTCAAATGAAGAAGCTTTTGGACACAACCAAGATGCAAGATATCCTTGACTTGGATATTACAGAAATAGACGATGGACTAGAGAGAACCATTTCGTGGTATATGAATCATAAAGTTATAGCGGACGGAAGAAAATAATGAAGATAGGCGTAGTTACTAAAAATCTATCAGCATCTCAGCTATCGTATTTTGTTTTTGAGAATCTTAATAGGTGCTGCGAGGAAAATTACGAAGACGATTATGTTGTCTTTTCACAAAGCAAGTCAGTAAGAATGAAGCCTAATAACTTTGCTCTTATGGACACTGGGGAAATATGGGGGTTTGATGGAACTCTTATATCAACATGCGTATCAACTACTACAGAAGTTATTAATTCTGTTAACCCAGCCAAAAAGTATTTTTATGTGTGGGATTTAGAATGGTGTAGAACACACCTAATAGGCATGCAACAAAGAAGAGATTACTTTTCAACAGTTCAAGCATTTATACACCCGTCTATAAATCTTATAGCCAGAAGCCAGAGCCACGCTTTGGCGATTAAAAACTATTGTAATAGAAATGTGTGTGGAATAGTAGAAGACTTTAATATGGAAGAAATGAAACAGGTGATAAAAAATGAGATTCGCTGAACAACATAAAGAGGTATTAATCAATGCCTACAAGAAGGAAAATAGAAGCACTTATGATATAGCAGAAGAGCTTAACACCTACCCCAATAAAATCTTAAGAGCTTTAAAATATCTTAATGTTAATATTAGAACCAAGTCTTCTGCTCAAGCGAACGCAATAAAGCAGGGGAGACACACCCACCCCACCAAGGGCAAAAAGAGAACGGAGGAATCCAAGCTAAAGATTAGTGAGGGTATGGCTCTGCACTGGAAGAATATGCCCGAAGAAGAGCGAGAAGAACGGTCTGAAATGTCTAGGAAGCAGTGGGAGACAATGTCTGAAGAAGACAGAAAAAATCTCCAAAGAAAGGCTATAGAAGCAGTACTTAAAGCCAGTAAAGAAGGCTCAAAAATTGAAAAATTTATATTTAGTGGCTTGACTAAACTGGGTTACGATGTATTATTTCACAAGAAGGGGTTGATTGACGAGAAATTTGAAATCGACCTTTGCGTCCCCGACTTGCGCACCGTCATTGAAATAGACGGCCCCGCCCATTTTTTCCCGATTTGGGGAGAAGAAGCGTTGCAAAAGAATATTCGGTCGGATGCACAAAAATCTGGCTTGACTTTAAGCTCAGGCTTTGTTATGATAAGAGTGAAAAATACCTCCAAGAGCCTATCTCAAAAATTGCAAAGGGAATGTCTCGGCAAGATTGTGGAAATCCTACAGTCGATTGAAAAGAAATTTCCAGCGAAACAGGACAG